CCCTGTATTCATGGAAGTCCTGAAAGATGAAGACTCAAAACTTCTGAACTCTGACTTTGGTGAGTCTGGTGGTCTGCGTAACGGACTTGTGATTAATAATCTGCACGGCTTCCAAGTGTATGTTTCTAACAACCTTCCTGAAATTGGAACAGGCTCTGCTACCACAGGTGGCACGAACTCTTCTAACTTTGGTGTGATTGTTGGTGGACATTCATCTGCTGTTGCTACTGCAGAGCAAATCAACAAGACTGAGACATATCGTGACCCAGACAGCTTTGCTGATATTGTTCGTGGTATGCATTTGTATGGCCGCAAGATTCTCCGTCCAGAGGCTCTTGTGAACGCTCGTTTCTGTTTGGTATAAGGAGGATTGAATTATGGCTCTTGGTGATAATACTACTTCCGTAGCACGTGGAAATGACGCTCGTGGTCGTAAGCCTTATTTGCTTTCAGCAGAGTTGAACTTTGCAACTGCTGCAAGTGATAAAGGTACAGCCCTCGCTGCTAATGACGTTATTCCGGGTCTGACTATTCCTGCGAATACCCTAATCATGTGTGCTGGTTTTGAAGTTACATCTGCTCATACAGGTACTTCAACCGATACAGATTTTGATTTTGGTATCACAGGTGGTGACTTGGATAACTTTGTTGACGGCTTTGATTTCGATGGCGCATCTGCAGGTGACTACGCATTTAAGGCAGGACAAACTCCTGTTCTTATTGGTGGCACTTCCGATACTATTGATATCGAAATTCAGGCAATGACAGGCACAACAACAGGCGGTAAAATCCGTATGTTTGCTGTATGCTTGGATGTTGACGATCCGGGTGACATGACCGCTCAAGAAGTGGACCGCGATCAACTCGCATAATGTAATGTGAAGGGGCAGAGTCTAGGTATCAACTAACTTTGCCCCTCACTTCACTCAAGGATTTATAATGGCTGAGTCATATCTTACATTAACAAATAAAGTCTTGGTTAAACTAAATGAGGTAGAATTAACTTCCTCTAATTTTAGTTCTGCACGAGGTGTTCAGACACAGGCTAAAAACGCTGTTAATGAGGCTATACGTTATATAAATCAAAGAGAGTTTAACTACCCATTTAATCACTCAACTAAGAGTGAAACACTTGTTCCGGGTACAGTTAGATATACTATTCCTACCACAGCTAAATCAGTAGATTACAATACATTTAGAATAGTAAAAGACACAGATACAAATACTGCTGGTGGTAGACTACGTAAACTAGACTATAATGAATATGTTAATGCATATATAACACAAGAAGATGAAATAGTAACAACTACACTAAACGGTTCACACTCTAGTTCTGTGACTACATTAACACTAACATCAACAACAGGTTTTGACGCTACAGGTAAAGTATACATAGAGAGTGAGATTATAACCTACACTGGTATTTTAGGGAATGATCTTACAGGTTGTACTAGAGGCGCAGAAAGCACTACAGCAGCAGAACACGCTAGTGGTGTGCAGGTAGCGCAGTTTGACTCTGGTTCTGCACCTATAAATGTTGTAAGAACGCTAGACAATAATTATTTATTATACCCATATCCTGAAAAAGAGTATACCTTAAAATATGATTTCTTTACCTTTCCATCTGACTTATCAGCACATGGTGACACAACCACTATACCAGATAGATTTGCACCTGTAATTGTAGATGGTGCTGTATCATTTGTTTATCAATATAGAGGTGAAACACAACAATATGGCATTGCTTTTGCTAGATTTGAACAAGGCATAAAAAATATGCAGACACTTCTAGTAAATAAGTTTGAATACGTTCGTTCTACATATATACCTTACACGGGTAATTCAAGAGGTTCTAGCAACGTAAGGGCAGAATAATGGCTACAGTACAACCTACCGCATTTAACTGTGAAGGCGGTTTAATACTAAATCGTTCCACCTTTTTAATGCAGCCGGGTGAAGCATTAGAACTGCGTAACTTTGAACCAGACATTGAAGGTGGTTATAGAAGGATTAGTGGATTTTCTAAGTACGTATCTGCTGTAGTCCCACAAACCGCCTCTGCTTCAGAAAAAGTTCTTATGGTGGCTACGTTTGGTAGTAAGGTACTAGCAGCTAGAGGCACATCTATATTTAGCGCAGACCCCGGTGGATCAAGTTGGTCATCCATTGACAGTGGTAGGACAGGCGCAGGTATATATAACTTTGAACGATTTAACTTTGACGGCACAGATAAAATAATTGTTGTTGATGGTGCAAATGCACCTACAGTATTTAATAGTTCATTAGCTGCAACAGACGTAAGTGAAAGTGATGTAGCTGGTGCTAAATTTGTAGCTGCATTTAAAAACCATATGTTTTATGCTGGTAAATCTACCATACCACAAACAGTAGTATTTAGTCAACCAGCGGATGAAGATGCCTTTAGTAGTGGTTCTGGTGCTGGCACTATTAATGTAGACGATACTATAACAGGACTTAAAGTTTTCCGTGAAGATTTATTTATTTTTTGTGAAACTCGTATATTTAAATTAAGCGGTACATCAAGTTCTAATTTTGCCATAGTTCCTGTTACACGTGACATTGGTTGTATAAATGGCAACACCATTCAAGAATTTGCTGGTGATCTTATTTTTCTTGGTCCTGATGGGTTGCGAACAATTGCAGGTACAGCGAGGATTGGTGACGTGGAACTTGGCACTATAAGTTCTAATGTACAGTCTATATTTAATGATAACATAGGTAGTGCGTCAGAGTTTGTATCTACTGTTATACCTGATAAAACACAGTATAGAATATTCTTTACAAAGTCAACAGTTGCAGAAAATCTTAGTAAGGGTATTATTTGTGTACTAAAAGGACAGAAGTTTGAGTTTTCTGAACTGCAGGGGATACGTCCCGCCTCTACAGATAGCTTTGTATCTGAAGGTAATGTAATTGTTTTACATGGAGCGTACTCAACAGGATATGTTTACAGGCAAGAGTCTGGTAATACATTTGACGGCACTGTAATATTTGGACGATATAGAAGTCCAGACTTAACAATGAATGATCCGGGCATTCGTAAAAATATGCAACGGGTTATTATTAACTACAAGCCTGAAGCAGCTATTAACTCTAATTTAATTCTTAGATATGACTACGAAGCAGCAGATTCATCAAGACCTGCGGCATATCCACTAGACTCTGAAGATGTTGTAGCTTTGTACGGAACATCTGTTTATGGCACACCTATTTATGGTGGTGCATCACAACCGCTAGTAAGGCAGTCCGTAGAGGGATCAGGATTTGCAGTAGCACTGCGAGTAGAAGAT